GCCTCTCCGAACTTGTGTGAGGCTGTACGCGGGATGACTTCGCGGTAGGAGATGACGGCCATGGCTAGTTGAGGATCTCCACGGTGCCGATCTGGCCGTTCCTGTTGAACTGCTGGAGCTCACGCAGCTGGGCTTCCTGCAGCTTTCTGTCCTCTTCCGTGAGCGTGCCGGCCTGCATCTTCTCCTCGAGCTTGGTGCGGGCCGTGTCGATGGCAGCGTTGAAGTTGGCCTGGAACTGACTGAGAACACCGGCAGCCGCCTCGGCGGCAATCTGCGCCTCGAGTTGGGCGATCTGCTCGGTACGTTTCCTATTCTCTTCTTCCACGTCTGCCGCATTCGCCAGCGGCCTGCCGAAGCCATCGACCGTGGCACCGGCTCCCTGCACGGCAGCCTGCTGCTCGGCTCGCAGCCGGTCCAATTCCTTCTCGGTCTCGCTCCGAATATCCAGCCCAAGGATCGGGGCGAACTTCTTGACGAAAGCCTCGATGAACTTGGCCAGTTCCAGAAACGCATTGCCGGCCAACTGGATGAAATCAAGCAAGCCCTGAGCCACCTGCTGGGCGATCTGTTGCGGCCCGGCCTGCTTAATCACGCCCAGAAGCTCTTGAGCGATCGTGCTAATCGGGCCAGCAAGCTCGCCCAGGATCGACCCTGCCAGCCCTTTGACCGTTGCCCAGACGGTGGCGAACGAGTCATTCATGCTGTCGATGGCTTTGACGGCGTCCTCGCTCACCACCTGGCCCAGCGAGACAGCCTCTTCCCGCATCTGCGTCAGAGCACCAGGCCCGAGCGTGAAGAGTTCGCCGAGTTCGATGCCGCCCTTGCCAAAGAACTGCACGGCCTTGGCGGCACGCTCGGCGGGGTCGGCAATGCCAGCCAACGCATCGACAACCATCTCGAACTGCTTTTCCGGCGTAGCGGCCTTGAGATCGGTGAACACGATGCCGAGCTCTTCAAACTTCTTTTGCGCCTTCTCGTCGAGCGTCGCTTTGCCAATGTTGATCGTCAGTTTCTGGATCTGCTTGGCAAACGATTCCACGCTCACGCCAGTGTCAGCGGCCGCCCTGGCGTAAGCCTGCAACGCCTCAACGCCGACGCCGGTGCGGTTGGCCACGTCGTTCAACGCGTCGAGCTCTTCGCCAACACTCAAGGCGAAAGACGTGACAGACGTGACGGCACCAGTCACGGCACCCGAGAGACTAAGAAAAGCAGACGTGGCAGCCTGGAGCCCGCCCAGGGCCAACTTGCCAATCTCAATGTTCTTCAGCGTGCCAAGATCGGCCGACGCCTTCTTGCCGGCCTCGCCCATGGAGTCCAGCTTTTGGTTCACATCGGCCACGGCCTGGGCCAGCTGTGCCGTATTGGCACTGATCTGCATCGCTAGTCCGAGTGCCGTGCTCATGTCATTTGCCGTCTAAGTCGATCTTCATCTGGGCCAGCACGTCGAGCATCTGCGTCTTGTGCTGCGGTGGTCTTTCGGTCGGAATAAAGTCTCTTGGCTTTGGGCACTGGCCTCGGCGTGAGTGCGGTGCCAGCACTGCACTGGCCAACACTCCAGTCTGAGCCCATGAGTTGTCTAGCGGCTGGAAGTAGCGGGCAAAAGCCAGCCACTCCGACAGCTCGCGTGAATCCATCCGCTGCTCGAGCTCGCCGACCGTCATCTTTAGATGCCCGGCCAACATGAACAGGAACTGCCGCGACGGTCTCGCGCTAAAGCTCGCCGGCGAGTTCGACTACGTCCGCCTCCGTGAGTTTGTTGTGCTTCTGTGCGATGTCGAACAGTTCGCCCATAACTGCACCGTCAAGATCGGCCACCTCGGAAATCTCGTCGTCTTTCCAGATCCGTACGCCGTGCTCGTCGCAGAGAGTCCGTACGAGATAGAACGCACGGAAGTTATGGAACTTCTCCATGCCCTTGCTGCGGATGTCGATCCACGCGAGTTCCCATGCGTCCCGCTCGCCGACGCTCATGACGCGGACGTGCACGTCAAAGCCCCACTCTTTCACGTGGACCTTGAGCGGCTTGCGAACGCTTGCGGCCTTGATCTGTTCTTTCAGTCCCATGTCACCCATCCAAAAGTCTGAACGTCACGGTGTAACGGGTTACGCCGTTCAACTCGGGCGCGACGCTCAAGCCCTCATAGACTGCCTTGCTCGTCAAGCCAGCGCCGCCGCCAGTGATGACGATGTCAGCCCTGGTGCCGTACTTCGCCGTGGTGATGTTGGCCGTGCCCATGCAGCCGACAGTGACCGTGCCGACCTCATCGGTCCACAGCGATGAGCGGCCCTTAGCCGGGCCGCCGCCGTATTGCCACGACAACTCCGAAACCTCGGAGAACGCCACGCCGTCAAACGTGACAGAGATGCCAGTGCTATGAGCCGCCACGGGTAAGCCTCCGTGCGACTACGGCACCTGGAAGGAAGCGGAACCACGCACGGCGTCGTTGACCGTCAGCGTGACGCTGGAAGACTTGCACGTGGCGGTCACGCTCAGCGTGATCCCGCCAGTGATGGCGAGCGTTCCAGTGGCACCCTGGGCAACCGGCGTGCCGGACGCAGCCAGGTACTCGACAGAGACTTCCTTGCCGGTGTCACCAGCAGAGCCCTTGAGCGGGCGGCTCATCGTCAGCACGGTCGCCCCGGTGGTCTGGCCCAGGTGTGACACGTCGATCTGATCGGTGGCAGCGTTGTCCGTGATCGAGTAGGTGATGCTCGTGACGGTGTAGACAGTGCCTGCAAACGTGAAGGTCGTGCCGCTCGAATCATGGGGCGTGTAGGCCATGCTTTATCCCTCGCTCCACCAGCAGTCGTACCGCTGCGTCACCTGATAGACCGGCGGGAGATCCGCTCCAGCCAGCTGCACAAAGTCGTCGGATTCGTCCTCCAGCGACGTTTGCTTCACTTCTGTATTGTTCGACGTTCCGCCGTATCCATCCAGAACGAGCCGCATGGCGTCGGCCACCTGGCGGGCCTCTTCGTACGTCGTGCCGTAGATGCTGTATTCCACACTGACTCGCGGCATACCCATCGGGCCGCCGAGCGTCTGCTCACGCTGGATGCCAGAACGTCGCCACGTGACGAACGGCAGCGACGCCGACGCCGGGGCCAGCACCGGGTAGATGCGTGAACTCACCAGCGACGTGACGGCCGTGGTGCCGACCAGGGCTGCACGGAGGACGGCTTCTGGGGATTTGAGGCTCATTTGCCGCCAGCCCTTCCTTTGAATGGATTGGCCATTTCCTTGATGGCGTTATTCAGGGCGGCAGTCATCTCCTTTGTGAGATTTGCCGAGACCTGCGACCGCGTACGCTCGAACGCAGTCTTCACCGGCGGAACTCCTGCCTTTCCGCCCAGCGGGAACTTTCCGAGATCTACGGTAGTTCCCTTCTTGGCTACCTTTACGAAGCCTTTTGGCGGCTTCGGCTTGGTAGTCACCGCACCAGATCGCCGTGCGACAACAACTTTCACTGCACCGCTTCTCTTGAAACTGCTGGCGATGTTTCCTTTAGTGCGACGCTCTTTGGTGCCGAACTCGACAAACCCTTGGTGGTAGCCTTTTTCGTTTGACTTAGCGTCCTTCTTGCCGCGTGGCGGTGCGGTATACCCGACAAGTGCCACGCCAGACCCAGTCTTTGTGTACCGCTTGGTCTTTTTACGAATTGCCCGTTTCAGGTTTCCTGTTGGGCCTCGCGGCGTCAGTGTCTTGAGCATCTGAAAGCCGGGCTCCAAGGCACGGCCCAAGGCAGCCGCCATGTACTTAGCCGAGATATTCTTCGGCAAAGACCTGAACGCAGCCTTGAGTTCCTCCAGTTCGGGGAACTCCACACTGACTTCGATGCCGCCTGCCATCACGTCACCTCTTCGCAGATGGCGACGTGTTCACTGCGGTTGCCGTACTCGAGCAGGCTAACGATGTTGAGCGTCCGCGTACGCCAGGCGAAGCGATCGCGCTGCGTCAGGCCAGGCAGATAACGCATCCGCACCCGGTGCGTGATCGTGGTGTCTTGCTGGCCAGCCGCCAGAGCCTCACGGGCCGAGACGCCTTCCACGCTCGCCCAAACGGCTGACGAGTTGCTCCACGACAGGACCGTCTCGCCGAGAGTGTTTGTGGCACCGCTGGCGACCTGCACCGTAACACGCTCGCGGAGCTTGCCTGGGTCGATCACCGATAGGCCCCCCACCGCTGCGAGTCGAGCAGGGACTGCACGCCGTACGGCACCTCCTGCGGCACGGCACCGGTCGCCATCACAGCCTGGCGGCTTTCGTACCAGTGGCCCACCAGCATCAGGATCGCGTGCCGAATCGCCGCCGGCACACTCGTGCCGCTCGCCCCGTACCCGCCCCACCACGTCACGCTGATGGCGTTGTCATCCCGCAGATGCGGCGGCCACGTCTGGCCATAGAGCGTCTTCACGGTGCCAGGCGTGCCGGCCCGGTCCACGCGGTAGCTCGCCGTTGAGTAGGTGGACGTGGTGCCGTTCTCAAACGTGAACGTCAGAGCCACCGCCGTGGCCGTGCCAGCGGCAGCCATTGGCGGGCGTGGCAGTTCGATGTCGTGCGTCCCGTCCGGCGGGAACGTGTCAAACCGCACCACCCACTGCGTATGCACCAGCGTGCGGTCGAGATACTCTTCGCACCACTCACGGGCCGCAGCAATCAGCGTGCCGATGTAGGTATCATCGTCGCTGGTATCGACCCGCAGGTGGGCCTTGGCCTCGGCGAGCGTGACGGGCTCAACCGCTGGCGGCGTCGCTCTGGTCAGACTTCGGTACTGCACGGCGTCCTCGTCTCCTGGGCGTGGCGTCTGCCGTCTCGGCGTCGTGCTCGATGGCGGCCGTCTCGATCAGATCCTGCTGCCGGTCTTCGATGGCCACGCCCTGGGCCACCAGCTGCGTCGCCAGCCCGCCCGTCATCTCTACCGACTGCCCCTTGCGGTAGGCACGCCACGCACGGGTAAATGTGATTTTCTTCATTGAGGCACACTCCATGCAGACTCGGGGCGCTTCAGCGTGTTCGTGAACTCTGTGGCCCACTGGAAAACAGGGCTGCTGAGATTCTTGCCGGGCCACGTCACCACGTACTCGCCGTGGCCTAGCACGACGCGGGGCGAAACGTAGACCTTATTGCCGCTCTCTCGCCAGTTCTTCCAGAACCAAATATCGTCATCGACGCGGCCTTCATGCCACGAGCCGTCAGGGCCGGGCTTGCTCCAGAACCACGGCTTCTTGCACCGCTTGAGTGCGGCCGTGCTGATGACTGTGAGCCCGAAGTGGGCACTGTCCACTTCCTGCACCGGCTCGGCAAACCACGCCTTGTCCACCTTGGTGCTGCCGTCTGGCGGCGGATTGTCCAGCATGCCTTTCAGCGTGAGCATCGGGCGACCGTCTTCCCGTTTCGTCTGCAGGCCCGTGATGGCGTCGCACTGGAAGGTCATCGCCAGGGCGAAAAGGTGCTCGATGTCTTCCTTCGTGAAAAACGTGTCGTAGTCGATGGCCAGCAGGTATTCGGCCTTGTCAATGAACTGTTCCATCACGCGGGTGTTCACCTGGCTCCAGAACGCACCAGTGCCCATCGTGGGGCGAATGCCGAGCGGCATGAGTGCCTGACACCAGGCGAAATGGTTGGCCGTAAAACTCAAGCGCGGCATCGACAGGATGGCTTCCACACGGATGTCAACTTCCGTGCCGCCGACCTTGACCAGCATGCGTGCCTCAACAAAAGAGAGCGGGCCGCCCCGTTGTGGAGCGGCCCGCCCAGTTTGCACTTCACGTCAAGCCGTCAGGCTCACGCACCCTTGAGGGCGATGACCGGGCCAGCGACCGTGTCGCTGCCGAGCGTGTGCCACGAGATCGCCACGCGGGCGGTCGCACGCAGCACGGTCTGGTCGCTCAGGAAGGCCACCTCGGAGCTCGACGCAAGGTCGATGCCCTGGCGGGTGCCAAAGATCGCCGCGTTGGCGAAGTTGGCATACAGAGCCATCACGTTGCCCGTCTGGTCGCCGGCACCAGGCATCTCGTCGGTGAGCACCACGGGCTTGCCCATGAAGGTCAGGCCCAGGCCCTGCGTCAGGCCGACCGACCCGCCCTGGGCGGCGTCGAGGGCCTGCATGCAATCCGCGAAGAAGTACGGCGAGACGTACCACTTCGCACCGTTCTGGCTGTGGGAGGGCATCAGGGCCATCATCCGCAGCAGGTTGGCCTTGGTCACCTCATCCGGCGTGTCGCCGGCAGCCGTCACCAAGCTCGCGGCGTAGGTCGCCGAGGTGCCCGCGAGGATGCCGTTGCTGGTCAGGATGCCAGCCACGCTCGGAGCCGAACCCGAGTTGCCGTTGAACGCGATGTTCTCGATCGCGTTGGTGAGGCACAGGGCGAGCTCTGCCGCAATCCAGTCGGCGTAGGCCGCCGGGTTGACCGCGTCCGAGAGGAGCTCGTTGGCGATCTTGGTGGCAGCCGTGCACTTCTTCGCCGTCAGCGTCACCTGGGTCGAGGTGGGGTCGCTGTCGGTGATCGCCACGTTCTCGTTCTGCCAGTTGACGGTCGCACCGGCCGTCCGCTTCGGGACGAGCACCACGTCGCTCGGCATCTGAATGTTCAGAGCGTTGGACGCGAAGGCCGAGTTCTCGGTGACGAGACGCAGCACGGTGTCGGACAGGAGGATGTCCGGCACGAACGCCGCACCCGTGGTCGAGCCCGTCGAGCCCTGGGCACGCACCTCGATGCCGGCGTCTTCGCACCACCGCTTGGCGTCGGCGTCGCGGAGAAGCGTGGCCTTCAGCTGCATGCCGCTCTTGAAGGCGTCCTCGTGCGAGCGGAAAGCCTTGAGCTTGCCACGGAACGGAACCGCCTCGATGCGAGCCTTCGGCTCGTCGGAACGCACCTCGGGAGCCGGGGTGCAGCGGTCCACGACGCTGCGGAGATTCTTCGCCGAGTCGGCAACCGACTTCTCGAAGTCGATCTTCTTGGCGAGCTTGGCGGCGTCGGCCGTCAGCGTCTCGAGTTCGAGGTCACGCTCGGCGATCTTGTCCGCGTCGCCTTCGATGGCCCGCACGGCGTCGATCCGGTTGGCGAGGGTAACGGCCTCGTCCTGCAGCTTCTTGAGGTTGTCCACGTGTGTTCTCCGCCGGCGGTATTGCCGATGGAGTTCACGGTCGCACTAACGGGCATCCCTCTTGCAGAAGCGAACTTCGGAAACTGTTGTTTTTACAAACACCACGCCACGAGCACCGCATCGCGGGCAGCGTAGATACCGCTGCCGCTCGTCACCGCACGGGCGCGAAGAACGGCACCGTAACTTCTCGCCGCACGTGCAGCGGGCGTCAGCCATTGCGAAGCCTCAGAGATGCAGCCCAGGCGGCGGCGACGCCCCGCAGGGCCGAACGCGAACGATCCGCCTGGGCCGCAGGCTCGGGCGTGGGCTCGGTCTGCGACGCAAGCCACGCTTCGTAGGAACGCTGGGCCACGGTTACGCTGCTGGCAGGGTAGGCAGGCGTGAGCACGACAGACACGTCAACCAAACTCGACACCTCGCGGATTTCCCGCACGGCACCTTGCTCATCACTGGTCCAGCGTTCGCCGGTCCTCATGTCCACGGAGAACGCGAACGAACTGCCACGCAGGTCACGACGGCGGACGAGCTCGAGCGTATCCCGTCCCACCTGCGTATCGGGCGGCGTCACGACGTACCGCAGGCCCTTGTCATCGCTTGAGAGCTCCAGCGTGCCCGACGAAGAGCGGCCCAGGATTAGGTCGCTGTTGTGATTCAACAGGGCGACCACGTCCTGTTTGCCACGCTGGCGATTGAGAATCTTGTCGAACGCACCGGGCAGGATGATCTCGCGGAACTGGGAGCCGCCTTCCCGCAGCGGCAGGCTGAAGCGGTTGTAGACGGCGGCGTACCCGACGAGCACCTGCGTGCCGTTGGCTCGCGTCTCAATCGTGAGCTCGGCCTCGGGCACTTCCTCAAAGGCGAGGCAGCGGCGTTCAAGTTCCATCGGTCGTGTCCTCCTCTTCGGCCTGGTCTTCGGCGTCATCGGCCGGTGTGTCTTCAGCCTCGACTGGCGGCTCGGGCATCGGCTCCGGTGCTGGCGGCTCTTGGCCGATCTTGTCCAGCGTGGTCATGTTGAGTTGCACAAAGTGCTTGTCGCCTTCCGGCCCGATTGGGTTGAGGTTCTCAAGCTCGCGGATCTCGTTGATCGTCATCCAGCCGTTTTGCAGGGCTGAGACGTAGTAGGCAGACCGGCTCGCGTGGTCGCCACGCAGTAGGCCACTCACGCTGTGCTCGGCGAAGTACCGCTCGTCGTCCACGATCAGGTCACGGCTGATCGCGGCTTCCCACCGCTTGAGATGCGGCAGCAGGCAGTGCTGCACAAACTCCGTGCCCTGCACCTCGATGTTGCTGTACGTCGAGCGGGTCAGGTCTTGGATCATGTGCGGCGGCACACGAAACGCCCGGCAGATCTCGATCACCTGATACTGCCGCGTCTCAAGGAACTGGGCCGCCTCGTTGCTGCCGCTGAGCTCGTGAGCCTTCACGCCATTCGGAAGGACTGCCGTGCGGTGTGCTCGATCCGGCCCCCGGTGCATCCGCTCCCACTGCTCACGCAGACGCTCGGCTGCCTCGGCCGGGATCGGGTTGTCGCTCTCCAGCACGATGCCCGGCCGGGCACCGTTGCCGAAGTAGGTGGACCCGTGGGCCTCCAACGCCTGGGCCAGCCCGATGGCGTTCTGAAAAATCTTGTACGTGGGAATCGCCTTGATGCCGTCTTCGGTCGTAAACCGCAGGGCGAATATCTGCTCTTGGCTGTAGACCGTCTGCCGGCCGCTCGGCTCGCGGTAGCGATACCGCAGCGTGCCGTCTTCCAGCCGCTCGGCTTCCATCCGAGACGAGTGCAGCGGCCACAGTTCCGAGACGGCACCTCGAGCACCTGGGCGAATCTCGGCGTAACTCGCACCGTAGTGGAGGTACATGCCCGTCATCCAATCCCGAAACTCTTGGGCCGTCTGCCACGGGTTGGGCTGCATGTGCAGCAGGCGATACACGGGGTGGCTCGTGGCCTTCTGCTTGCCACCGTTGGCGAGCCGCTCGAAGACGTGGAGCGGAAGAGCCGAGACGGCATCAGAGATCACCCGAATACAGGCCGTGTATGCCGAGCACGCCATCGAGTTGTCGGCGTTGACGCGGACGCCAGACGGCGTACGGCTGGAAGAAACCTCGGGCCAGTCGATGCCACGCAGGTCGAACATCTTGTAGTCAGCGACGGCGTTTTCGTTCATAGGGTGATGATGTCCCAGTTCTGCTCGGCTGGTTTCGCAGTCGCCACGGCGTGCAGCCCGAGGCCCATCACCAGCGAGACGATGCCGTCGATGCGTTCCGTGCTTTTCGCCTTGCTCGGCTTGATGTTGCCCTGGTGGTCGGTCTGCACTGCCACGTTGCCAGCCATCCACGACAGCACCGGATGATTCCCGTGGCGGATCTTCTCCGAGAGCACGAGGTTCTCCAGCTGCTTGCTCGGGCTGCTCATGGAGCCGTAGCCCTGTCCAAAGCCTGTCACATTCACGCCTTCCCCTTGCAGTTGGGTAGCGAGTTGAGTGGCGTTCCAGCGGTCGATTCCCACCTGCCGGATATTGAACTTCTGCGAGAGCTCGACGATGTCGCGGCGGATTACGTCGTAGTCGGTGACGTTGCCATCGGTGGCCCTGATGTACCCGTCACGAATCCACCCGATGTAGTCCACCTTGTCGCGCTGCGTCCGCTCGGCAGCGTTCTCCTGCGGCACCCAGAAGAAAGGCAGCACGTCGAAGGTGCCGTCATCTGCCTGGCTCACCAGCACCAGGGCCGACAAGTCATAGGTGGTCGCAAGGTCGAGCCCGGCGTACCACTCACGCTGCTCGAGATCGCCAGACAGCGGCTTGCCGCACTTGGCCCAGTTGTCGGGCGAGAGCCACCGCACGTCCTGGGTAGTCCAGACGTTGAGTCTGTATCGCAAAAAGCTATTGAGCTTCGACGGTGACTGCTCGGCCTCTCGGGCATCGGCGGCGAATGACTCCACCGTGATCGTCTCGCCCAATGACGGGTTGGCCTTGTGCCACGTCTTGGAGTCCTTCCAATCGTCCTCGGGCGAGGCTGCGTAGATGCACCCGAAGAATGCCGGGTCCACGCCGGGATCGGCAATGCACCGCTCGGCGTATGCGTGCTGCTCCCAGCAAATCGACTTGCGGTCGTAGCCTGCCGTGGTGATCGACAGGATGAGCGGCTGCCGGCGAGCCGCACCGCCGTATCGCAGGGCGTCCCACAATCGCCGGTCACGCTGGGCGTGCAATTCGTCAAAGAGCAGGGCGTGGATGTTGAGCCCTTCAGCACGGAACGCGTCAGCCGAGAGCACGCGATAGAACGAGTTGCTCGCCTTGTGAACGATGGTCTTCCGGCTGTCGATCACCTCGAGATGCCGAGACAACGCAGGCGAAGCCCGCACCATCGACGCCGCTTCCCGGTAGATGATGCCCGCCTGCTCGCGGTCGCAGGCCGCACCATAGACCTCGGCACCCGGCTCCGAGTCGAAGGCGGTCATGTAGAGAGCGATGCCGGCCAGCGTGGTGGACTTGCCCTGCTTCTTCGGAAGCTCGATGTACCCGACGCGGTGCTGCCGCAACTCGTCTGGGTTCAGCCGGCCGAAGAGCTCTCGCATCACGTGGTGCTGCCACGGCAGGAGCGTGAACGGCTTGCCGGCGTTCTGCCCCTTGCTGTGACGCAAGATCTTCTCGAAGAAGTGCACAACCCGCTCGTACTTTGCCTGTCCCTCTTTGCAGAGATCAGGCACCGTGGAGCTTGAAGAACTCCTCGACTTCGTCGGTTGGCTTTTCTTCCTTGCCACCTAGCCGCGTCCTACTGCTTGGGGTCAACCCAAACTCGCCCATTAGCGAAGCCTGGAGCGCCACTAAACTGCGATACAACGGGCCAGCCGGATTCGGTTTGACGCCACCGAGGTCGGTTCGCATCACCGGGCCAGTGGCCCGCAGCTCGAGTAGGCACGCCTGCGTCGCAGCGTACACCTCGCACAAAGTCGCCAACGCTTCGCCGTCAGCGGTAGTGAGCGTGCCGAGGCCCAGCAGGATCGGCACGAGCTCGTTCCACTTCTCCACGGCGAGCGGCTCGACCATGAGACGCTTCGGCATCGGTGGCGAACCAGCCGGGGCCGGGAGGTCGGGCCGGATCTTCCGCTTGCCTGGGTTGCCGGCCAACTTTCGCACGGATGCCGGTGCTGGCTTGGGGCCGCGTTTTCCCACGGTCAAAAACCTCGCGGAAACTTGCGGCCGCGCTCACAGAGGAGACGACCGGGCTTCTC